TGTATGCTTGCTTAGTATAATCACTCATCTGCTGGTCTATCGTAGTAGACGGTGAGTTTAGAAAGCGATTAGCCTTCTCATACTCAATAGCCTCTAGTTCGCCAAAATCATTGTTCCGATACTTAACACGAACAGTACGAGTAGGGTTAAGCTGATGCTCAGCAAACTTGGCATCATAACTAATGATCTGCTCAAGCTGTTTGTTAAGTTTAGCTCTTTGTAACAGAAGATCGACGTTGTTCCCAGTGCCCTGCGCTATGTTCTGGTCGATCAGGTCGATGTAACCCTCTATCTCTTTACGAGACGGAAGGTCTTTAGTAACAAACTCGATATCTACTTCAGCAACAAACCCATCCGCTAGCTGTTCCTTGACCCTGGCCCTTCCTGCAAATTGATTGAGGTACTTAGTATTGGCCGCTGCGACTTCCTCAGGAGTCCAGTAGGACCTCTGCATAAGAAATGCGGGATCATGCAACGGCTTCATGATATTAGCCGTCTCAACCTGTCGAGCAGCTATAATTGCCTGAGTATCGGCAGCTAATGCATCCGTTACATCTGGATCAAGCCCTTCGCCACCAAAAGGAGAGGTAGACTGGGCCGCATCTATCTGGGTAGTACGAGCTGCTCTAGCAACTGCGCCGTCCGATAATGCGGCGGCATTAAGTTCTGCTGCACGCTTGGTTTGACCAGCATCCCGAAGAATCTTTACTGGGGTATTGGCTGCACGAGTAAACTTAGTAAGCTTCATTACCTTGGTAACACCAAGAGTAGTAGCTAAGTCCACAACGTCCATAGCAAACAGCGTCTTTAAATACCCGATATCATTAGGATCGAGGTAGGCTTGCATGCGTTCCATGAACATGAATGGATTATCTCCACTCATCTTCATAACCTCGTCCATAGCATCCGGCAGTGCTGCAAGGAACTCTTCGTCACTCAGACGATGGAGTTGTTCTACACTATACTTGAGGGAGAAATCTCCGGTCGTAAGCTCTTGATGAGTTCTACGACCCGGAATCATCTGGGTCCAGAACTCTTTGTTCTTCCAACCCAAGGTCTCAGGATCGAAGCCTGCTTCCTCTAACTTAGTCTGGAGCAGCAGTGCAGCATACTGTCTACGCGCAACCTCGCGTGCGGGCGTGTATGGCTGGAACCTACTGAGGAATTCGGCCGATGCTCCTGCTAACTTACGGACATTAGTCTCCTCTCCAGCAGCATCATCTATCTGAGCAAGACGTTTGACACCCTCGTCAATCGCGCCTATATTGGCGTAGTGATCGAGCACATCTACTTTAACATCGTTGAAGGCTTTGGTTGCTGTACCTTCCACATACGAGAGTAGCTGGGTATTGTCCAGCATGCTGACGTTGGCCTGTGCAATATTCAAATTGCGCAGCAAATCATCGTCGTCTGACATCAATGCAACGCGGTCACTGATGAAGTCGTCGATAGATTTAAATCCAGACCCACGAGCATTGTTCGGCTGAAAGACTTCAGGCTCTTGAGGTTCTTGGAAGATTGCTTGAGGTTCGCTCATTATTGTCCCGGATAGCCCATATCAACTTGGAAGGGTCCGCCTTTAGGCGCAGGTCCACCCAGTCCTCCACTAGGAGCAGGCTTCTTTTTACCAAACTTGAACGAAACCCCTGACGAAGCTACTTCATCAAGAAGGCCACTAATTGTATTGGCCGTATCCTGAGCTTTGCCAGCTTTCTTCAAGTAGTACTGTTGATTCTTTTGAAGCGTGACTAAATTTTCGAATAGTCTAGAGTTGGCGACACCTTGAGTGGAGACGCTGGATAGAACGCCTTGTACACCAGAACTTTCTAGACCTCCCGTCTCTTGGCTAGCTCCCGCAGCTAAAGCCTCTCCTCGTGCTAAGAACATCGCACGGACCAAATCTCTGCGCTGCCTAGCTTGCTGGAGATCAACACCCTTCTGTTCCTCCGCAGATGCCAGTCTACGATACCGCTTTGCTTTATCGGCAGAGCGTCCACCGAACAGACCGGCTAAGCCGCCAATGACCGCCCCAATAGGACCGCCTACGGCAAAGCCTTTAGCTGCTCCGCCTAATGCACCACTAACTGCGCTGCTTGCCATTAGCCCTCTACCTGACTGAAGTTAGTCTTCCAACCCATTAAAAAGGAATCTGATCCAGACCCGGCGGTAAATTTGAGTTGGAGAACTCTACCTTTTCCACGCAATTTGTTTTTGGTGACAACCACTGGAACTCCGTCGTCGAAGGTGTCCGAACTATCGACAGGAGTGTATACCCGTTGATGCCTGTAAACTTCCTGTTCTCGTCCCCATCGTCCAGCGGAAGCGGCATCTGCCCACTCCCACCTTGCTTGCATTCGGGTAGAACTTGGTCTAATTGGTTCAAAAGATTCGTCATATCCCTGCTCCGTTTTTCTAGAGAAGACCCATACCATGGGGATGTATTTAAAATCGGCGGGAGAACGGAAGGAATCAAATCCTGTAACAAGAAAACATTCGGGCTCACTAATCCCGAAATCGGTATAATCATCATAGTTATTTGCTTCTCCGACAATCAACTCGCCATCAATGACTCCGAGATACTTTACCTTTGACACCTCTCCGGCTTCCTTGAGTAGCATGATGCCACCAAGATAATCATCGTCTGAGTAGGCAAAGGTGAAGGGAATGAAAGCTTTCATTCGAGCATCGAAGATCAATGCTCTGTCATAGGCGTAGTCGTTATTGTCTTCGCTAGAGCTATATAACCAGATCAAACGCTTACTAAGATCATCGTATACCCCTACGCTCTGACGGCGTGTAGCCAACGGTATTGCGTTATAGAAGGTGTTTATAACCCGCTCTGACAGATTGGATACTTCGAGATATCCGGTCTGAGGATTGGGAGCTATTCCATAGATATCAGTGACTCCCCAATATACGGGAAGGTTATCCATGAGTATGACCGAGCCTGCCGAGACTGTTCCGGAATCGGACACTTTTCTAACGGAATACGAGGACGCTGCAAAATATCCCAAGTCTCCTGGACCGACTTCCCAAACTCCATTGGATGCGAATACAAGTAAGCTGGAGTTGTAAGGCACAAGTTTAAGGACATTAGAAGCCTCCGGTATTACAATCACACCACCATCAGCTGGGGTAATATCGGAGATACGCTCATCTGTAGGGTCGGCTACTTGGTAGCACTTTGCATATTGCGAGTCGTTCTCGATTACCTGGCTGAAGTAGATTCGGCCAGTAAGTCTAGCAGTGTCGATCCCGGCATACCAAGCACGGCCGGCGAAGAAGGCTCCTGCCTTAGGTCTGAAGTCAACGACGTTACCAGAGGGATTGGAAACAAATGTAGTATAGACAGTTCCCAACTGCAAGTACTGGATATACCACCCTTCGAAGGGATACGCACTGGGGAATTCGACCACGCAGGAAAACTCACTTGCACCTCCAACGGCAGTAACCGTGACAAGTTGGTTGACATAGAAATCTGGTGTAATCGGATACAGGTCAGTCGTTGAGTACAGCCCGAGCAACTCGGATATAAACACTTCATCAGTTGGTGCCAGACCGTGAGGGGCAGACGTAGTCACTGTCAGTGTCTGAGGGCCCGGAACTTCGTTGATTACCCAGCTAGTGATTGCAATTCCGGCACCAAGATCGTAGTCCGTATTGGCCGTAGTACCTGAGAACGGAGTCTTGATGAAGTGCCCCGAAGGAGCTGATGCATCTTGGAACAACTCAGCAACCAGCTTATCAGGACTGAAAGTTCTGACACCATCTTGATCGTAGTTATCAGATGCAGTGAGGGTACGTGCCAATCCAAGCCACGGAATCATAGCTTTAGACGGCTGCTTGCCCTGATCTGATTGGAAGGCAGATAGCATAGCATCTGTCCAACCTCTATTCTTCAGATTGTACGTATGGCTATCAGTGGCTGACGTCGGTTGGGCTGTATTGTCGTAGGCATCCGTGGCACCCACAAAGTCCCGCTCGGTGATGTTGATCTGATACAAAGCGAATGTAGCAGTATCAGGATTATACTCGATGTAAATCGGATTAGTATACTTACCAAACAGGAACAAGTGTCCGCGCCCGAAAGCAGCCTCTAAAGGCCACGTAGATACTTGGGTATCAGTAGCCTCATCTACGGCATATGGCCTGATGTCAAGTACGATTGTCTTGAGCGTAGGAGAACACGGATTATCGTCGTCCATGATATACAGATTGTACCCAACCTGTACCACAATCATATTGATAGTAGGTATACCGGCTACGTTCTCCCAGTCGAAGGAGCGTATAACATCTCCTTGAACATAGGACGGTATCGCGATAGCTTCACCATCCGTCTCAATACCAAGGCCAAGACGACGTCTCCGCTCTCCCTTAATGGTCAACTCATAGTTCTGTTCATCTGTAGTGAACCCATCAGGGAAATTGATTAGGGGAGCCTCTGTGTTGAGGCCCCTCTGCATAGCGAAATATGTCTTAGCTGCTTGCGCCATTAGGCGATCTTCTCTCGCTTAACTCGATTCTTGTCAGCTACTTCGTCAGACTCATTCCAACGATCAGTAAGGAACTTGGTTAGTGTGCTTTGCGCACGAGCGGCTGAAGTAAAGTGTCCGGACAACTCCAGAACTTCGAAGCCAGGTTTATTCACAGATCGAATGCGGTACAAAGCATTGTTCGAGGGCCATGGTTCCACAACATACTTGGTGCCCGTAGGCGAGATGTTATCGAAAAGTCCTTTGGCGCGGGTCAAAATTTCTTGGGTCATTTGTTATCTTCCATACTTGGGGTCGGTGTATTTCTGACGTCCCTGTTTCCATTTGTTTCGCTGAACACGCACGCGGCCACGGGACTCTTGTCGCTGCGTGATAGGATTCACTTTCTCGTCAGTACCAAGGTATCGATTCAACGTCTGAATATACAGCACGTTCTCGATATTCTCTGGCAGTTCAGGTGTAAACTCATCTTCAATATAGAATCTAGGTCTAGTCTCTGCATAGAAGATGCTCTTCGAACTTTGCAATGTCGAATCGATGTCGGCATTGTAAGAATCAAAGACAATGTAATTGTCGTCAAAGCTGGTCCAGTACGTAGGACCTTTGGTCTTGTTGATGATTAGAGGGATATTGGCCTCGTACATAACAGTAAGATAGTTGTCCGTATCAGTACTAGGATTGTTGTTAACTAGCGTAACGAACTCGTCCGGAGCCATGTACTGGATGTCCGAATAAAACTTATTGCCAGCCACATCAAGACGATTGTCATACTTGATCCACTTGATATCGTACGACTCGTCAGGAATCTGCATGAAGTTAGGACGATCAGTGTCGCCTAATCCACTTAACGCTTGCAAAGTCTTTGTAGACGGAAGACTGAACTCATCAATCATCTCGTTGTAGACTTGCCGCATGATTGTAGCAATGTCAAGCGCTTCTTGAGTATCCTCTATAGAATTGATCTCATCTCCACCAGTTTCAGAGAGGATGTCTTGGACAAGTTCTAGTACAGTACGCTGCATATTATTCCTAAAGGTTCGGGGGCTTGCGCCCCCGTTCCTAGTTGGCTATTAAGCCGGGGTCAGATCATCAAACTCGACAGTGATGCGTGCACGACCGGCCGACGTGATCGTCGGAGTCGTTCCGCCCAAGGCGATATTCAAAGTCGTGTCAGCAGCAACTGGCGTATTAGCCGCCAGCGTGCCAGCACCCGCACCGTTGTAGACACCAACTGCTTCGGCTTGCGCCTCAGACAACTGGACCACACGGTTGGTAGCCTCGGAGCCCGACGTACCGACGTTAAGAGTCGGGGTCGTGCCACCAAGAGCAAACGCTTCAAACACTTCGACCAGCGCAGTGCGCCACGTGAAGCCCGCCTTGACCACTACCGTAGGACCAGTGTAAACACCAGCCGTAAAGTCTGTGCCCTTGACGTCAATCACCAGCGACTTGCGAGGACCAACGTCACCGTTGGTTCCGAAGTTTGCCTCATCACCGGCACGTCGCGTGCCATAATGGACGCGAAGTCCATCAGCATTAGACTGAACAGTACCCATAGATTACTCCTTAGGAAACCTGATCGGTATCGGTGAGAACCACTACGAGGTTTTCCGGTCGGTAGACCTTCAAACCATAACGCGCCGTAGTGAGAAACTCTTCGCGCTGGAAGTCCTTTTTGTACTCCGACTCAACCGTCGGCATCTGACGCCACGCGCCCACGAAGGGTGCGAGGTCCGGAGCCGCTGCCGAGAAGAAGATGTTCGCAACACCAGCCGCAGTCGTACGAGTCTGAATCGTCTCGTTCTGGCTAGTCGGGAGGTAGTTGCTAGTATACACGTCGAAGCCGTAGATGTTCTTGACGAACCGACGACCCGTAGCGATACCGGAAGTAATAATACCTTCCCACATCGGGTTGTTCGACACGTTCGTAAGATTCGTCAGGGTGTTGAGCGTGTACTCAACGGACGGATCAACAAACGCAACGAGATTCGTATCCGGAACATTGGCCTTCTTCAGTGCAAACAACGCACGAGCAAAGTCAGCGACAGAGATGACCTCGTTGGTACCGGCACCAACCCAGCGATGGGCTGCACCGTTAATCAAGTTCGGGTCACTGCCAGTCTGACCGCCCGATGCGCCTGCCGCACCAAGAGCCCAGATATCCGTTTCGACCTTTTCTGCGAGCGCACGAGCCTGTTTCGGCACAAACGAAGACATAAGCTGGGACGCATAGTACATGTCCTGCTTAGCCTTGTTCGTGATATAAGTACCGCTTGCCACGTATTCGGTGATGGTAAACGTAAAGTTACCAGTATCCAGCGAATCATAAATAGCCTGAGAGTTCTCAGCGTAGTTACGAATCGGGAGTTCACCGATGGACGGGATATTGAAAGTATCGCCATCCGGGAACCCAGTCAGCCAATTTACATACGGCTGGGCCTGAAGTTCGTCGAGCAAGATGTCCTTAAGGTCCTGCGACCACGTGTTAGTCCGACGCAACTGCGTCGTATTACCAGTAGTATGAGACATTTAAGAAATCCTTTGATTTAGTATTAAGAGTCCCACGCATCTCCAAGGATGTCGATCTGCCGATAACGTTCAGCTTGCAGGTTCTTATCGTTGATAAACGCACGGATACCCATCTTCTTTTTCAAGTCCTCATAATACTTGTTGTTCTTGACGGGCTCGTTTGAATTAACTGCACTCTGTCGATTGCCGACATAACCAGTACCTTGGGTACGTGGATTTGGATCAATACCGATCATGTTGAAGAAAGCACGAGGGGAGCGTACAGCAGTCGCGACTAATTCGTCCGTACTGATACCAAGCTCTGCTGCCTTCTGCACAAGGAATCCCTTGGCATCAGCACCAAACACTTTAGTAAGCACGTTGTCCACTTCACGCTTATTGTTCTCAGCTCTCTGCTTCAATTCACGGTTTTCAACCACCTTAACGACATCTTCCTCAGACAGTCCTACAACCTTGGGTTCCGGTTGCTGGTTATTCGTCTGACTACTGTTGTCATCAGTATTATCAGATTGATTTGCGTTCAGGCGTTCAAGAATGGACGTCTTGTTCTTCAGAGTATTCAGCTCATTGATCGCACTAGTCAACTCAGTTCTGAGAGTCTTAGTCTCATCCTCAAGTCTCGTAATATGCGTGTCTGCTTTAATCTTACCAGCGGCGAGGTCTTCGACACTAGCGAACTTCTTTCCATCACCAACTAAGCTATCCAAAGCCGAGGTCTGGTTTTGAGTAGTCTGGGTCATTTTATTCTCCAATTACAGGGGTCAATAAAGTCAACAGGTCGTTGATCTTTTTCTTTTGCCCATTGTCGAGGGCAATTTCGTATTGCCACGCTGGAGAGGTATAATCAACCTTCTTATCCAGAGTAGCCAAATCTTTCTTTAGTATAGACTGAAGAATGCGAAGCACATGCTCAGAAGCAAGAACAGTCTGCTCTCGCTCAGTCTTCTCTGAGTCGCTCATCCCGGGATCGAACCAATTAAGGTGTAAACGGCGCTTGCGGCTCATTCTCATCCTCTACGATTGCGGGCTCAGCATCTTCAATAGGAGTGATAGCATTGACAGCCAACTCCTCTTGAGCTTGATTAGCGAGCTGTTGAGTCTCCATCTGTTCGGTCACACGGACGTTCTCTCCGTACACGTTGTATCGCGTAAGGTTCAGAGCATCGACCAGAAGCTTGGCCATGGCCTTAGAACTAAGGTGAGCAGAAACAGCCGGGTCTTGGTAGATACCAGTGTTCGACAAACTTACGATATTTTGTACAAGCTGGGCCTGTGCTGCGAAGTGTCGCGCACCCATAGGAGCCAGCTTACCCTTACCCATAAGATCAGAACGGGTAATGTTCAGGAACTCCCTGATACCCAAATCATCCGACACGGTGGACACGAGTACATCGTTGTCAAGATTCCGGCGGCAAGTCTCGAAGAATCTGTTCATCAAGGGTTCAAGGAAGAACTGCTCGAAGTACGTGATCTTAGATTGGAACAGTCGTCCCGAAGCATTGTCCAGAGTCTGCACTTCGAAGGCGGTCTTCTCTCCTGGAGTTCTGATACCCATTGCTTGACGAGGAGCGCCAGCCATATCTTCCATGGTCTGCTCGATGAACTGGATTTGCATATCCGCGTTCAGGGCAGTAACATCAGGATGTAGAGGCTCAACTTCCGCATCTTGTTCCATGTAGATGCGTTCACCAGGGTTATCATCCCACTCTTCGACGTACCCCTTGACCTTATATTTAGGCCAAGCAATCTGATCGAAGACGTCTGCCTTCAAGTTCTCAAGATGATCCAACCGATACTGAAGCCCAACAAGATTATCAAGAGGCCCCATCGCCCAAGAATTATCTGGACGAAGGCGCCAACCACAATGCTGAAGAGAACGAGTCCCAACCCAATTCTGAATAGGCTTGTTATACACCACATAAGCGCGGTCGAGTATAATGATGCGATGATTCTCGTAAAGCTTTTTAGCATCGAAGTCGTAGAGGTCGCCCTCAAACTCTAGGATTTCTACTGCACCCGACTGATAATAGTCTGGTAATGATGCAAAACCATCGGCTGTTAATCTGTCCGCCTTGTCTTGATCTCTCTTAGCTACGGAGCCGTTCCCACTAACCTGTGCTCTGGTCTCCTGCATCTTGCCTAAGATGGCTTCCGAGACTTCAGCGTACTCAGGCATCGTAGCCTTCATCTTATACAACTGGCCAATAGATACGATACTGCGCTTGATACTTGGAGCATCTTGGAATGAGTCTGCTGTGACATCAAACACGATATCCAACGGACTGATTCGAACAAGCTTTGGGCCTACATAGATAGATTGCGTAGTACCGTCATCAAGCTTCTTAAGTTCCGTAATAGCATTCACATCAGCGAAGCAATTGCCATAATCAATCCAATCTTGCAGCAACTGGCCGATAGTATACTGGAAGCGAGCCTCTCGAAACTGGTGGCGTAGATATGCCTCTACTGCTAACTTCTTTTCCTTGGTAGCAGCTTCCTGATCTCCCGGCTCCCATACAAACCAGTTTTCATTAGGGAAGAGAGCAGCCATGTAGTTGGCGTAAAGATTATCTCTGATCTGACAGAGCTTGGGTCTGGTAGTGCTGTTGCTCCAAGGGAGCTTTGAATTCGTCGTAGTTCGTGTATCCGTTGCGAATACATAGTTCAGTACTTCCTTGGAGGACGTCTCTTTGTTCTTACGAGAAGACTTCCATGACCTGTAACGATCCGAAATCTGGAGTGCCAGATTCTCTGGTTGGATAATAGTGTCTAAGTCTAGTGTACGTTTAGGCATTACCAACCACCAAATCTGGAACCAGCTTGAATAACATTGCCCATCGTAGGCGTGTTAAAATCTCTACGCTTGCGTGCATCACGTGGTGCTACTGCAATCTCTACTGCCATACTAAGAGCATCCTTGACGTCATCGTGCCTAGGGTGTTTCTGTAACAGCTCTTCTTCAAGAACTTGGCAGTTACCACCCTTGTAGTGCCACATGAACATATTCTTGTAACGAGCATCCAGCACTGCGCCAATACGCTCTTCTTTCGTACCTTCATGGGCTGTATGTGCTCTATCCTCAATACTCAGAGAGAGATTGGCAGGACGAAGATAGATATCTTTCATACCACGCACAACCGCTTTCTGAGAACTGCCGGACTCGACAACCACTTTGCGGAAGCCCCACTTGACGTACGCATCTCGAAGATGTTCGAACATAACGGAGATATCTTCTGTCTTAAATCGATCAATGTCGACTACGTACAGTCTACCTTCGGAGTCAATACCAACGACAACGATAGCCGAATAGTCTGACCGTCTATCCTCCGAATACGCGAGGTCCATTGCCGCGAATAGATTAACGGGGTTGCCCCGAATAAACCAGCGACCTCGTTCATTAACAACTTGGCTCCGATCAAAGTATTGAAACTTATCGGTAGTGATTGCTGACTCGTCGTATCTACTCGGATTGTTATAGTACTGCGCATAGAACTGGGTCTTGTCTAGATACTTAGCCTTCTTCTGAGCTAGAATCTGCTGGTTAAAGCCGAACCATTTACCATCGTAGCGCTGCTGGCGAGGCCAGAGGTACTCACCTGAGCCGTCTCCCTTATCCTCTACCTGTCGTTCCATAACCTCGTAGACTGGGGTACGCGAGACTATGATACCACTCTTGTCGACGATCTCGATCTCCATCTCTTGCATAGAGTGGTAAAGATCGTCTGGATGATATCTAGTACCTACCACCCATTCCAGAGCTTCACCACCTTCGATAGACGAGAAGAGAGAATATTGTGTACGAACCTTCTCACGTCCTTCCTCAGTGTACGCGTTCTCTTGGACGACCACGTCGTCAAGTACTCCGATGTCACAATGCAGGCCAGTGAGAGACTTAGTAAGACCAGCAGCAAGACAAGTAGGGTCACGGATACCTTCCTGTTTACGGAGAGGGTGATCTACGGAAAACTCTGTCTCCGTCCACTTCTCTCGGTCGTGCTCGTTTTCAAGAATCATCTCCGGCCAGTACCGTCTATAAATCTTGGAGGTTAGGATGTCCTTGATGAACTTTAGCTGTTTAGCTGCAAGATTCAGAGTCGAAGACATATACATAACCCGGATAGCAGGATTCTTTGTGATACGATGCGCTACCCTGTAAGCCATCAATGCTGACTTCATATGGTCACGAGGCATCAACAGAAGCTGATGAGACTTGGCATCCTCACGCTCCCACCACGAGATAATCTCTTCGTGGATGGCGCCGAGTACACGGTGCGGAGCTACCAACTTGATAAAGGTCAGTAGACTTGCTTCAGCAGCTTGTCGTACTTGCGCAACTTGGCCCATCTTACTTGGCAGCCCATCCGGTATTGCCTGAGCCTGTCTCCTTGACGTACAAGGTAGTACCGGCTCCTCCATCGGTACGAGTATACAAAGAGCCTACCGTACCAGTGACCGCGCCTTCTGGAGAACCGGAGCCTGAAGCCCACTTGACACCTGACGGCATCTCAAGATAATTCCTATCTGGTGCTGAGTCTGCTCCAGAGTTACCACAAGCAAATCGGAACTTACGAGTAGGAGTTCCACCTGCAATACGGGAATCTCCACGAGTAATGTCTACGGTACCAAGAGCAGCACTGCCGTCATACAAATTGAAAATGTGGGAGTAATACGCTTCACGATCCCATACACCATTTAGGTGCCGTTCCATGAACCAACGATTAGAGCTTCCGTTGGCTCCGCCACGGTACGTCGTTCCAGCAGGATGGGCTACAATTTCGCCGTTCCACGAAGCTCCTAGTAACGGCTCATTAGAGGTATTACCTTCAATGTCGACATAACAAGATATGCCAAAACCGCCATCAGCAATCTCGATGGGAGCCTCGAAACCTTCGATGGTACCGCCAAATATTACTGATCCAACTCCGTTCGTAGTGGAATCAAATCTGATGCCACGACTACCAGCTACTACACCTGCTCCAGGGCCGATGATGAACACTTGGCTACCAATAACGGTCGTCCAAGTCTTGAATCCAAGTTCGAAGCAATTTGCATCGATGCCGTACTTATATCCGAGCAGATACAACTGCTCCATAAGTAGGTTGCCAGAGAACGTAGTTGCTGCATTGGTAGTCGACAATACCAGACCAGTACCAGTGCGAGATGCAGCAGTACCAGTATTTTGAACAGTTACTCTACGAAGAATGTTTCGTCTAGAGTCATTGCCCATCGAGATGCCACTAGCCGCCGGATTGGTAGTGGTGATATACATGTTCTCAATGCCTGATCCGAACCCAGAGATTACAAAGGCCGTACCTGCCCCCGTATACTCTACAGCCCCGGTCTCGCACGCATCCCCTCGTAGAACTACGTTGGCAGGGATGGTGATCTGAGTAGCACCAATAAAATACTTGCCACCAACAGGGGTAGGCATCTCTACGATACCACCATCAACCGCCTTAACGTTGATGGCATTTTGGATAGCCGTCGCATCGCTGGTGACACCGTCTCCGGTAGCCCCGTATCGAAGAACGTTACCCTCAATCTTCGAAGTCGAGATTGCAGTGATTGCTAAAGAAGCTTCGGCTGGAGTCTGTCCAATGTACGGGGTCTCTCGCCACACAGCCACGGAACCATCCGTGAACAGAGCCTTGTCCTCATTACCAGTCATAGCTGGGGCTGCTATATTAGTAACATCAACCAGATCAGTTACATCCACCCAGCGTGCTGCTGAGGTACTGTTAACTGGGGAGCCTACGTTGATAACAGGCTTCGAGTTCATATCCAACGGAACAAGCATCCCATTGGGGGTGGAACCATCTCTACTGAGAGTATTCGAGAATGCTTCTTCTATGAAATCATTGTTGTTGTTGACAACCGTTTGCAGGTTGTAGCCACTGCCTATATCCTGTAAAATCACTTTAGACATACAAAATCCTTAGAAGTGATTTATAGCGTAGCTGGAGTACAACATTACTCATACTTAGTCTACCATCGAGTCAATTTTCTTGCGCCGACGTTCGCCACCGATGCCCGTGGCCCCTTGGCCAGAGCCTAGTGGGAACTTCTTCTGTTTGTAGCGTACCTTGCCGATAGCCGGTTTATCCGAGACTGTGCCCGGATTCTTCATGGCATGGACCACTGATTGGAAAAGAACTTTAACTGACATTTAGATTCAACCTCTCTAAGTCCTCTTTAAGCTCTTTGGCTTCCGAAGACTGCCTCTTTAGTTCCCCGTCTACCTCGGCCTTGGAAGGTCGTCCTCGCTTGGTGTGGGGTCTGATTTGATCGTACAGCCACTTGGCTGCTTGGAGAGATTGGGGTCCAACTCCCGCCTTGATAGTCTGCTTGGCCAGCTCTACTACTTCTGATTCCAACTTAACCTTTAGAGCTTCCTTCATCAGCTTGTAGGTTGGCTGGAAGAAGTCACACTCCCTCAACTGTCGCCAGTGTTCCCAAGAACCGAACACCCTCATGGCAAACTTGTACTCTGAGGGATCGGCTATGTCCACATATTCCAAGTAAATGGAACGACAACGATTACACCCTTCCGGGTTGTAAACAACTGAGTCAGTCGGGATATCGTGATCCCGAAGTTTAAGGGTGTAGACTGGAGGAAAGTCGAAGTCTTTGTTACAACCGGTCTCGTAGAATAGAGATCGAAGTTGGTAATTTCCGTGGTTTAACGGAAATGGTAGTGTGTGCTCTTGGTGTCGAAACATGTAGTAATCGAAGATTACGGCAAACAGTCCATACTGGAACTGTTAACACCCGAAACTCGGGTAGACCCCCACTAAAAAGGATAAGCTATTCTAAGTATTTGTTTTTATTAGCTTTATTAAGTTTATACTCAAAGAGCTTATAAAACTTAATATTTCTAATATCCTTAGACAGTTCAAAATGTAAATAGTTCCCCAAAACTACAGGTATTTGTAAAATATATTTTGTAGTGGTAGTTTTCCGAGGATATCCTATCCCTCGGTACCCTAGGTTCCGGAATTTCTGTGTCAAAACTTGAGGGTGGGATTCCCCGCGCGACAGCCGCCCCGGCTCCCCCGCTCCCCCGGATCGGTTTTGCGAATGAGAATCGTCTGCAATCGTCGGCCATCGTCTTAGAACGTGTCCAATTTGCAAAGGGGATGAAAATGAGAGTCATTCTCATGCACCCCAATGTGTCAAGGAACCTTTACATATCCCCTTGTTAAGCAAAACTTAATCGAAGTTAAGAAATGCTTACTGGATTATTATAATAACCTCAGGCATAGTGCTGACACTGATAGCTAGCCTATTCAGTGTTCTTTAACAACTTACTCTCCGATACCTAGGGCTTCCATAGGCTCCCTTTAGGAGTGCCTATATGAATGCAATGACCCGAAGCCTTGTGATCTATGCCATGAAACGTGCCAGTCTCAGGGGTTATGACCCCTACAATTCGCACAGTGCTCAAGACAGAGAATTCCGAATCGCCGCACACTGGTTACTTCCCCGCTAACGAATCCAAACCGGGAGCCTTTGAAAGCCTTAGGAGTAGGAGAGAAACACACCAACGTAACGAGGTATATATGTCCAAGCAAGAAACCACCCTGCTTACCAATGAGCAGGAAAAGCTGGCAGACAAGGCAATCAAGGCTTTTGCCAGTGAGCAGAGCAAATCGGCGGAGGCGATGGGGAACATGTCCAAACATGTCCTGTCTCTGGCTGTCGAGGCTCAGAAAGGAGACGTGACACGGGAACGGGCAATGGAGATTTTCGATGCCCTTTGCCGCCACGCGGAGCGCACGTTCAAGGCGTCCCATCTGGATGCCAAGAACAAGGAGCAGCCGATCAAGAAGTTGCTTCCGTTCTGGCCGGTGGTCAAGTCCCAGACTTTGGCCGGACTCAAGGCGGACTTGAAGATCAGCAAGTACAAGTCTGTCTACGAGGTAGTCAAAGAGACTCCGACGGCGGCGCGCAAGCCTCAGACCGACGGCAAGCGTGACACCAAGGTCACCATGCCGAACGAACTTGCCCCACTGTGGGAGAGACTCAATGCCGTACTCAAGGAGGTGGTCGTCAACCGTAAGACGCTGATTACGGCAACGGCAACGGCACTCACGGAACTGGTTGAGGAACTAGAAGAGATGGTGCACATTGACACGCAGTCCGCGACCAAGGGGGAAGCCCCGACCACGGGAACTGTCGGTATGCCCGGCACCAAGGCGGCCTGAAGCCTTACACCCCTCCTAGAAATGGGAGGGGTGTTTTTACATCTATTGACTTAAGGTTTTACATCCCTTAAGATGGGCGCTATGAACGATCAAGATACCAATGAGAGGGACAACCAGCCCAAAGGTTATTATAATAACCTCGAAGCATGGTTAGACGCCTTAGGTTTCTTGGTCTGTGTATATCTGATGGTGTGTTTGTACGCGTGGGCGTGAGGTAATATTCGCATACGCTGTAGTGAACTACGTAGACGTACCGCATGGTTCACGTAAGCCGAGTTCTGATCCGGTGTACAGTGGAATCAGTACCAACTGTATACAGCGTAGCCGAATGATACTTTACTCCCCTTGACTTAGTGTTATCACTGTGTCATAATAGAGCCACAATGGAAGTAACGGAACACAATGAATGGCCGGACAGTGCATGGTTCTTTCAGGAGTGGCAGTGGTGTTGGATAAACCAGCCGGGACATAGAGATTACAGTTTATATCGCACGTATGATGGTATCTAAACACAAGGGGTATGTGTTGCATTGGTCGCGTACCTTTTATGTTTGGAATCCACGCTTGTATGACAGGTACATGAGGCGGTATGGCCGACAATTCGCACGCTAACAGACAGGTAGCCAAGCGATTGCTCACCCCTCCCGCTGATGGTAATCAGTGTGACGGATGCAGAGCCGGACTTGTATTGCGAAACGGAATCCATTACGATATGGTAAGGCTGGATGTTCGCTCTGCTTTCAGTAAGATAGAGGAACAAGCCGTCATGGGATGTACGCGTGACAGATACAAGGCGTAAGGTTTCGGCACATGCGGCGCGGCTTCGGCTGCGACCAGTGCCTTTTTATTCACAGTCCGATGCTATAGTGGCGTCGGATCAATGGCGTGAGCACGCAGTACTTGACTTAGTGTCCGGCGATATGCCACACTACAGGCTGAGTGATACGTCCGATGGTGAGCGAGAGCCCGAATGAAAGGTTATTATGATAACCTCAACCGAACAACTGATAAGGGTGATACGGGAGAATAGGGACACTAACCTTGAGACTGCCCGCACTATGCAAGAGAGGGGCGCTCGACCTGAATTGATACGCACCTACGTGCACAAGGCACGAGGCTGGAACCACGAACTGATTCGACTGGCTAAAGAATCGAGGCACTAATGCCCCTAGTTAATACATCCCGTATCAATCCGCCTAAGTACTACTGTACCCGAGGTAAGAAGGGTGACACGGGCCAGCACGAAGAGCGCAAGAGTATAAGCAAGGAACAATGGGATCAGGATGGGATGTGCTCCGATTGTGCGGAGTATGTGTGGGAGGAGATAGCTACTACAATAGCAGAGGTAATGTCATGACCAGCTAGTTAATTCGCATACGCTCTAGCCTAGAACATCGCAGCAAATGTACAGTCTGTGGGTGGCGGGTAAATGTACATGAGGGCGTAGCCGAATTGATTAGTGAACACATGGGAGATGCGTCATGTTCAAAGGTGCACAGATCGGGGCCATCGTGTATGGTTCCGGCATCAATCATCGAGACTACATCGATGACGCGAAGCGTCGGGGATTGGTAGTAGTACTCTGTGATGGGTACTGCGAGGTGTGGACCCCGGCCAAGTAATCAGATTATCGCCCGAGCCGTGGCGTTAGCTAAGTAACCGGAGTGCAACCGGAACGGCCAGTGTAAATGTGCGGGTAGTACACACCAACCTATCGCACTGCCTCCTGCATATGGACGGTTCGCTAGCTTCCCGTAAACAGCTAGCATCTATTCTATAGCACGCCCCTTGCTTAAAGGGGTATCGAGTGGTAGCCGTAAGCTACCGACAGTCCGCCCTTACGGGGGTGACTACGAGACAGCATGCCGCCATAAGGTATGCTTGAGGTATAACAAATGCGTAGTGTTACGCCTTGGGTACACAAGGGACGTGTACTCGACCAAGTTTACATAGACAAGGCAGTCAAAGCACGGGTACCAAGCGGATTATTCAAGTCCGTGTTCGATGCTCCCCGTGTCCACGGTGGTACGCGCAAGTCGAAAGACTCTCCGCCCCTGCCCACCCCTCTCCAAGTCAAGGCTGATCCCAAGCAACAGCGCCAGCGAGCACGCAAGCGGCGCATCTTGGAGCGCATCATCAATCCCACCCCCACATTCCGCACCATCGGTGCATTCAAGGTCTACTGATATGACCAAGGTATTACCGTGTAACTGTAAGTCGGAGCAACAAGACAAGTTGCACGGCACGAGCAGGCGAGTGCACAACTACGGCACCAAGAAAAAGATTTGGCGGTGCACTGTGTGCAAGAGCGAGAAGGAAGAGTCGCGCAAAGGGTACTGATATGCAGTTCACTGCAACACAGATGTACATACAATCACGTAATGTACTCTATAACGAAGTACAGAGTACCAAGGACACGGTGATGGCATATGTACAGACGGCTGCTTCACAAGGTCTGTTCACGACAAGTGTATCTCTGTCGTTATGTATTTGCAGGTCAAGGGACGCACAGGACTCGTTGATCCGATGGGCGAGTGGTGCCGGCTTTAAGGCACGATGCACGACGTTCGAACGTGTGGAACTAGTGCTAGACTGGGACAAGGAATAAGTATGCGTCGGGAAGAAGGCCAGTTCTACGTAAAGCGCCGCCATACAGGCGACGTCTTGTCCGTGTACATGAGGGTGGAGCAGACTCCTATGCTCATCTTATCTGGAGTACCGGGTAATCAGATCGCTGCCTTGCGACAAGCAAGGATGGTAGGAAAGGTCATGGACCTCACCCCTCCAAGTAACGTGTTGGTTGATACTGCATACGTAGCCACATGGACACGCATCAAGTACTCCGAGATTCCTCGTCACTTGTACAACATTCTGCTAGAGGCATAAAACCATGAGTCCGGGTGACGCTCTATTTATCCTATTCTTTGTCGGAGTAGTGTTCATCTGGTTAGGCGTCTCATTCCTAACAATAAACGATAACAAGGGCGGCTGGCTAGGAGTAGGGCTTGGTGTCATCACTTGGAGCCCCCTGCTTTGGAAGCTTGTCAAGTTGTGGCTTGATGTCTGGTCCCTTATTTAACTACGGAGATACAAGTTTAATGCACGAATAGTTTAAGACAGTGCTGGGTCACACGTGAGTGTGATGCTGAGGGAATTTCCCCTGTCACTGTAGCATATCCTTGCACTGTTCACGTGAGTGTACGTGTACGCATCTAGCTTTTCCAACCAGCTAGCCACGTGCAAATTGGACAGTCGAAGCTAAGGCTATGCTTGGGCTAAAACTAGGTGGTGTCGGCGCACTATCCACTGGGAGACTCAGTGGTGTGTGCGACGATGAATGTTACTGTGTCATGCTGCCCATCACCCATTGTGGTGATGCCAAGAACTACCACGCCTGTCGTTTACAGGTCTGGGTGCTGATGCGTGTGCCTCTTCATTCTGCCTGTTCCCGGTTCGAGTCCGGGTTCGTGCGCCATCTAAGGAGTACACGCATGTGTCTGACTAATATCAAGAAGCTTAAGAAAGCACCTCGCCGCCGCAAGGCGTGGAAGGTAGTATGTAAAGATAGGCGGCCACTTGCATATACGTGGGCAGTTAGCTGTGGCTATAAAAAAGGGATGGTGTATGCTAAGGTAGATATAGTGGGACGCCAAGATGCACTAGGATACCATGTATTCACAGACAGGATGGAAGCACGTCATGAAGCCTATAGATGTCGCGCTGCCAGATTGATAACCGTTGAGGTTGATCCTCGTGACTGGGTAGCCGATGGGCTGAACAACGGTGACACAAAGGGTGCTATCTACCGAGTGATACGCATCCTGACTTGAAGAACAGCGGGAGGTTGATTGATTCGATAGACTGACGGTTGCAGTTGAGGCACGTTAGAGGTGTTGAGCACGTAGGTAGAGCACCAGTTTACTGGGGGTCGCAGGTTCGAGTCCTGCCACATCTATATCAAAAGATGTGTAGCTCAGGTATGTCAGCATAGCTAATGAAAGTAAATACAGTACCCGTACTAATCTATCTTCGATCAACCTCCCTCCATATGTAGAACATGAGGCGAGTATGAAGAAGATTCACACCTACACCTTGGGTGCTGACCCTGAAATGTTTGTCCGTAGCATAGGTGGGGACATTGTACCTGTGTGTGGTACAGTGGGGGGTACCAAGGCACGGCCGATGCCATTCTCTGAAGCTTTGACTCGGACGTTGAAGGACGGGACAAAAGTACCAAGAACCATCCAGTCTCAGTACGCTTTCCAAGAAGATGGTGTTGCCTTTGAGTTCAACATCAGACCAGCATTGGATTACGGACAGTTCGAAGAGAACATCAACTACACGCTGGGCTTATCAAACGAGGTGTTGGGCAGAGCTAAGCTAACGTATGACACAACGCTTTCCTCTCACAGGTTCAGCGAACAAAGCTTGCAGCATCCGGGTGCAATGACTATTGGGTGTGATCCGGACTTCTGTGCGTACGGCCCCAACTACAAACCTATCGAGCGAGAGCCCTTTGGAATCAAGGACTTAGGACTATGGCGTCACACAGGCGGGCACCTACACTTCGGCTATAACAAAGAACTGATACCAGACTATGCGTTTATCCAGTTGGTGGATGCGTTGGTGTACCTGCCAGTGCTAACAAAGGACAAGCAACGAGGACGGCGCAAACTGTACGGCTTGGCAGGTCTGTATAGACCGAAGCCTTACGGTGTGGAGTACCGCACGCCGTCTAACTTCTGGTTGAACGATATCCGTCTAGTATCGGCACCGTCATTCAATCTTCTGTTCGATGTGCACGTGCGGACAGATGAGATTAACTCAGCATACATGCAGTTACCCATCGATGATATCAAAGCGTGCATCGATGCTGGCGGCAACGACGATACAACCCGTCTAATTAAGACTGTGAAAGAGATATGCGCGGCCAACCATCTTGAATGCGTCAACAACTTCCAGTCTAAGAAGGCTCACTATCTCCAGACATGGGCACAAGGATGATAGAAACATCTGACATCGAAGACATCGGTGACGTTGGTCGATTCGCACAGACGAATTGGTACGCGTGGACCCGACAAGATGACGGTACTGTGACAAGGGCTGCGTTCATCACGGCTACGTCAGGTCCTGCTATCCTCGTACGTCTGTACGACTTGGATGGATCGTATATAGACGACATCATAACATTGGACAAGTTCCTAAAACTCGAACAGGGATACTACAAATCTCGCTTCGTCGAATACAATGGCAGTATCGTGTACGTTCGTAACACAGGTGCAAACGAGGGAACACGAAACCACGGATTCAACACTTCTGCATATGAGTTAGCCCATGTGCATCCACTACTTACCCACAGCTTGTCTGAACAATTGGCGTATATCGTAGCCATTACTGCGCTATCAAAAAAGCGTACCGCATTCAGCGACGCACTATCTATTCTGGACAGAGGAGAGGCAGTAGGCTGTGCACTATCTGACAACTATGGACTTATCACTACGGATAAATCAGACGCCATTCAAATCGTAAGAAGGTCTCGTACCATAGGGGAGATACGGTACGGCATGCCTTCAGTATACCCACAGTACAAACAGTATACCTTCACGGTGACAAAGTTATGCCGACGTTCATAGAATCTCTTCATATACCGGCAATGGTATACGACATGAACGAGCAACCAGCATCAGTTCCTAACGCAGCAGGTCGTAAGAACATGCGTGTACGAGAATTGTGGCTACCTCAACGTTCATGGGTTAAACCTGTCGGAGTGTCTTCGTCCTTGCTAGAGGACAACCTCACGATGTGTGGCGTGGAGATAGAATTAGAGGGATACCCTGTCAAAATAGAGGGCGCTATCCACACCCTGTGTAATGGAATAGTGCTACCAGCGTCAGTGTCCGCCCATCACGACGGCAGCTTGCGCAACGGTCCTATCGAATTCGTTACGACCCCTTGTCGAGGTAAGGACTTGATATCCAACCTCGATGTGATCCAGGCCACAGCAACCACGTTGAAGCTTAAGACTAGCAATAGGGCTGGCGTACACATACACGTTGACTGCCAACAGCTCCGACCTGAGAACGTGATGAACATACTCAAGTTGTACACCTTGTTGGAACCTATAGTCTTTGCACAGGTGGCACGCCACAGATCAGGATCGCTGTACTGCAAGTCATGGTTCGAGGGTACTGACAATGCAGAGCTGGCTAATGCGCTGACGCAACTAGATAGCGGAATGGCATGGAGAATGCGAAGCCGTTACCATGGGTTGAATATAAATTCTTTGCTTAAGCATGGTACATTGGAGTGGCGTCACTTACAGAGTACCTACAACAGCAAGGACATCGTGTCGTGGATCAATTTCATCACACGTATCTATAACCACGCCCAAAATCTTCCGCCAATTACTGATGAGATGGTAGTTAATATGACTCCGGACAGTCTTGTACGGTCCGTGTTCGGCAGTTCGTACGTTACTGTGCCATACGATTACCCATCTCAATTCTGGCAGAACTGTGTGCCGTTGTGGTTCGAGTTGTTCGGACCACCAGCACCTGTCAGCACTCTGTCATGGGATAGGAGTGCGCCCCCCAAGGTACATCCGGGTTACACCAAATTCATTTCGCGTAAGAAGTAACACAAGGCAGCCTCTCAAATGTGTGGTATCGTAGGCTATATCCAGCAGGGCAATGTCGACGCCCATTGGGATGACAAGTATCGAGGAGCTTTGAGCGATCTCATCTTCATGGACACACTCCGTGGGTACGACAGTACTGGTATCTTGGTGGTTCCGAAACACAAGCCCAAGGATACTTTCATCCTAAAGAAGGCTATACCCGGCCCAATGTTCCTTGAGCTAGAGGCATACAAGCGTGTGCTAGAGGCTCAACGACAGCCCGGTATATACTTAGCCCACAACCGAGCAGCTACCAGAGGCGCAGTGTCTGATGACAATGCGCACCCCTTCAAGGTAGGGCACATTCATCTGGTGCACAATGGATCAGTCAACCACCATGTCTTGCGAACGGGCATCGATCACAAGGTAGACTCTGCTCACATAGCGCACGCCATATACACGTTGGGCGCTGCATCTGCACTGCCTCAAGTAGATGGGCCGGCAGTGTTGGTGTGGTGGGATTCTAAAGAGAACTCGATGAATGTTGCGCGTACTAAAGATCGCAACATCTACTGGATATTCGATGAGAAGGGTACGTGTTGGTTCGCATCTGAACGAGAGATGATATGGGCTGCGGCAGTGCGCAACCACATAGGTCTTATCGGAGAGTTCTACAATCCTCCTGAGTATCACCATTTCAAATGGATGCTAGGACAATCGGATAACAAGCTTGGACAAATCATCAAGAATAAGTTCGACGAGTACAAGTATGTACCTCCTCCGCACAATCCGTTATGGGACAGAAAGGAGCAAGTCGTATTGGGGGAAGCCCTCCAGCGGGACTTAGCGAAGAAGAAGGAGCAGCATGGTGGGACTGGGTATTGTCCGGCCGGGACGCCGACGACTGAGAATCCTATCAAACGTCACGAGGTATTCGGGAAACGCAAGATCAAGAAAGTTGGCGGAGAGTTGGAACGCTACGGCCTTGTCTTAGGACAAGAGATCGAAGTAACCCAAGTCAAGTGGCAGGCTGACAAGGTAGACAAATTGATGGGTGACATCGAATGTCTGTGGCCTGCGAAGGGTATGAAGGTGTTACTTCCTGATGTTCCTGTGTCTTTGTTTCATAGGAACGCTAGTGGCAAGCATACCGTACAAGTGTATAACGTTATCAAGACGTTGGTTCCTAAGGAAGGTAGGCACGAACCTGTACTTTATGCTAAGTCCATACCTTACTCAATGTCCGATCTGGTACAAGGGCCGAAAGGCAAGCTCATACCAAAGGATGAGTTCATCCGGCTAGCACAGCCGGGGTGTGGATACTGTGGCCGTGAGGTACAGGTAGACGCCCACGAAACTATCAGTTGGCTACAGGGGGACAGACCTCTGTGCCGCATATGCAGTGTTACTAAAGAACGAGTGGAGAATTTACCGTGAACAAACTTGCAGTGTACGGTACCCTGAAGGCAGGGCATCACAACCACTGGCGTATCGAGAACGGGGTGTACAAATACCTAGGCGCTACATGGTTGGAGGACTTGGCCATCAAGGATGAGGGACAGTACCCGTCCTTGTTCCGCTTCCCAGGTAAACGGGCGTACTGTGAAGTCTATGAGGTAGACGACAAGATTCTGGAACAGTGCGACATCCTTGAAGGGGTGAAGCATGGATGGTATCTACGTGATACCGTAGCCACACGATACGGAAACGTATTCGTGTATACCCGTACTCATGCTGTGCTCGATAGCGAGAAGGACTTCTGGTATCCGGACGGTATCTGGGACAAGGATGCCTATCGCACTCGGTGGCTGGGGTGGGAGGAAGAGACCAAGATTCTGGTGAAGCTTCAACCACATGCAGCAAGACAAGCGGCAGCCGAAAAGCGAGCGTCGCGCCCGGAATCTGGCGGCACTATCATCTTGCCTGAGGAGATGACCCCAGAAGAGAAAGAGAAGTATGAGTACAACGCATCTACGGATACATACTCCCCTCCTCCACGGCAGACGGGACGATGCTACAAATCCGTGGATGAGGATGGTAATGTGGAGTACATTCCTATTGCCGTCCGAGCAGAGCAGAACAAGAAGGCAAGCGAGATGGTACAAGATGCCATCACTACCAATCCCAAGATGCCTGAGGTAAAGCAAGCATGAAAAAGCTGGGTATAATCTACGCCCCTCGCCTATCGGCGTCGGCTGCTGCGCTGGCCTCAGCCGTCCCGCTGTACCGAGTAGGGCCTGAAGGATTCAAGTCCAAAGCTGGTGAACGGTTCCACGACAAGAACATTGACAATTTCACTATGATTAATTGGGGAGCCAGCGCCGGGCCATGGGAGCTGGGTCCCCACGGCGGTATGAGTGACGCTGTGGACGAGTGGACCAACACCCGAAACGCAGTCAAGACCGCTCTGTCCAAACTCAAGACCTTAACCATCCTCAAGGAAGCTGGCGTGCCTGCACTTGAGGCCACAGGAGATACGAGTGTTGCCGAGCAATGGTATAACGAGGGGTTACTGGTACTGGCCCGCAGAGACGGTCTAAGTGGCGGCAGAGGGATAACCAAGCTGCACAAAGATACACCGACTACTGGGTTCCCCATCGTAGATTTCTTTGTCAAGTACTGGAAGAAAACGCACGAGTACCGAGTCCATGTGTTCCGTCGGCCGGACAGTGATGGTTGGCAGGGGCCGAGTACTCCGCTGCCGTCACACAATGTGATCGACATTCAACAGAAGCGTAGGCGTACCAACTGGGACGGTCCGTACGACCCCATGATTCGCAACTTCGACAACGGGTGGGTGTTCTGCCATGACAATATCAAGGGAACAGAGACCGAACTTGAATCTATCAAGACTACAGCGAGACAAGCTGTTGCTGCACTTGGGCTCGACTTTGGGGCTGTCGATATTCTCGCTAGATTCAATGAGGCGGGGACTCTACGGAAGCATGTGGTGTGTGAGATCAACACCGCTCCGGGTCTCGAAGGTAAAACTCTAGACTGTTACGTACAAGCAATTCGAGGTTATATCAATGGCTTATAAGCACGCACTTGTCGTCACTCCTCCCATCGATGTGGATGGCTGGCGGCTCTCCTTCGGTTGGAGGGAGTCTACTGGCGGAGTACCTAACTCTGCTAACCAGTACGACTCAGTCAACTTCACATGTGCATCGGCTGTGATGTGGAACGTCAACTTCACACGCATCTCCGACAACTACAACATGTACTCGCATGCCGGTACTACGCTGGTACCTGACGAAGTAAGGCACAAGGCGTACGACCAACTGGTTGAACGCTTCAAAGACAACACATACATGGTACAGTTGGTGGGTGTGGTAAACGGAGGAACTCCGGCACGAGAGCTGCACTATCTCCACAGCGAGAACAAGCATGGATACCACACCTATGACTTTGCCAACTATCTGATTTCCAAGAAGATTGGTGTGGTGGTGGAATCTCCCGTGTTCGTCAATACCTATCACAAGTGGGAGGGACCAAGCATCTGCCAAGCATGGTTCTGGTTCTCCCCATCCATCATCAATGAATGCGCTCTGGTGCAGGATACGGGCGGCATCCACGGACTAGAGAATGTCAAGAAATTCTTGCACGATTCTCCAATCAACAAGAAAGCTATCGGCAGTTTCGATAATCTGCTCGCTGCTCCATTGGTAGTGGAGCCCCGCTTCCAGAGTGCTGCGGATAAATGGAATGCTTCGATGAAGAAACAACAGATAGACTTGTCGCCTACTAAAGATCAACGCTTCGCTCAATGGGTGCGTAAATGACCGAGTACGTATTCAAATACTCTGAGGATATTGTTGCACGTATCCAACAGTATGATCTCAACTGTTGCGGCATGCATCTGCTCTGTGATCTGCATGCCTACAACAGACGAACTGGTAATAACATCGCTGCCAAGGATGTACGAGAAAAAGTATTCGACGAGTTTTACACCAAGTACTTCAAAGGTACCTCCAAAGCGTATGTACTGGTATCCCCCATCAATTACAACTCTAGAGACAGAGCAAAGGAATACTGCACTGCTGAGTTTGTCGATTGGCTTATACAAAACAAGTACGGCATGATCGTCTCCAGTCCGATGTTTGCCAATCCCAGCTACAGTTATGGCTACTCTATGCTACAGGCGTGGTTCTGGTACACGTCTAATATGTGCGAGTCCGGGCTAGTAGCTCCGGCCGCACTACACGTATCGTTACCGGAGAATTGGACTCCGGCTAAACAGACGGGCGACGTCACCACAAAAGCTATACTTAACGAGAACTTGATTGATAAGCCACAGTACAAAAGACTTGTCGATACGTGGAAAAAAGGTTATAAAGAAGGGAACTTCTCTTAGTTTCAGTTGTCTAAGGAAGCTTTGCTTATCCTTAAAGATAAGATTTTGTTTTTAGGTTCATACTCCTACTGCTTAATAGGTGAGATATGAGATTTGATCTGACATGGGGTTCATGTGGGACGGTGGAATGCCACGAATTGGAAAGACAGAACACGGGGCCTACCCGTGGCGAAAAGCTTTACGACAGCTTCTCATTCGAGAAGTTCATAGACGCATTCATCGAGTACTCCAAGAAACGGAAGAATTTTGCTTTCGTGTGGCTGTCTCACAACACAATAAATATGGCTATGCTCGATGCTGTCGAACAAGGTGTAGTATCTAACGGACTAGGCAAGGTGTACAGGACCGATGCACATAGGAATCCAAACTCTGGGTATGACATCATCAATCTCACATGGGCAGTGAACTGGGCTGCCTTGGAAGCATATGCCAAATACCGCAGTGACGAACGGAAAGCTGTTAAATACTTTTATCACACGTTGATGACCAGCCAAGACTACCCACTAATCAAGAGTGCTAACTATGGATAATACTCCGCTCTCGCCCGCTGAGATCGCCGAGATAGAGGCGCGGGATGCTGGCTATGACGAGTGCCATGCGTATGAAAATGAATCGTGGCAAGACTGTGCCGACGACCGCCGCGCCCTTCTCGCCCACCTGCGCGCCTTGGAGAGCCGCCCCTCCCCTGTCGTAGCTGCCACAACGGAAGAGGTGGAGGCGCTGGACTACGCCGCTGATTTAATCGACAGGTGGGTCAATAAGGACTTCGGTGTAGCACAGCGTCGCGTCAAATTACTTCGCGCCCTCGCCTCCCGTGCGCCGTCCACCAGAGAAGGAGAAGCCGTGAGAGAGTTTCACACATGCCCATCATGCAAGAACGGTTTCTTAAAGCCGTTTGTTTGCATCACCTGCGGCGCGGAGAAACTGTACGACTCGACGGTCACGTCATTGCAGGCCCGCGTCGCCGCGCTCACGGATGCGCTGGAGAAGGCGCGAAACAAGCTCAATGACTGGCCGTATCTCAACAGCCGTGATTACGCTGAGTCCATTCGTGACGACTTAGACGCCGCCATCGGCGGGGAGAAAGCCCCACGACATCCCCGGCGTCGAGGGTGAGCGATGAGCAGTTACGTGAACTGAGGACAAGTAATTAAAAGGAGACTCCAATGGAAAGATTGTTGACCGACGATGAAAACGAATACGAAGAGTTCGACAAGGACTCGGACAAGGATGTCTCATTCAACCGATTCAACCGTGACGAGGATCGCATTTATGAATCAATCGAACAAGAGATTGGGGACGAGCTCGACACCTACGAACTTGAAGAGTTCGAGGACCTCGTTGCCGATGAACTCAACGATGCACCAGGTGGCTAAATGCCAGGCCAAAACGCCGTGCAAGGACTGGTCTAAGTGCGATCCATGGGATTGTCCGTTCGCCAAGTTCGGAAACGGAGGGTGGTAATATATGGGCCCGCAATCTTTAATCGACGAGCTGCGGGCTAGAGTTGTGCAGTTGAGTAACATCATCGTGCACACCAAAGAGATGATCGACCCGCATGTAATTAGCGACGACGATTACGAACTGGCAAAAGAGAACGCAACAAACTCAACTTGGTGATATGTGAGTGATCTTGAAAAACTTATTCTGATACAAGCCGGGGTCAAGGACCTCGCAAGAGGGAGGACCAGCAATGATGTACCTTGCCCATGGTGTGGAAAGGATAAAAGCTTTTCGGTCACTAAGACTCTTAAAGGCGATATTCTCTTTCTATGTCACCGTGCCCGTTGTGGTGAGAGCGGGTACATCCGATGCTACGGGAGTGGTGATACTTCCGCAACGCAAGAGCCGGAGTTCTGTCCAAGAGTGTACGATTCTCCCACTAGATTCCTGGAAGGAGAACGGCTGTCCCAGCTATTGGATACCTACCACCTGCGTCAAGGAGAGGTTGATTGGGCAGGCTTCCTCTATAATCCTAGTCGCGATTCTCTTGTTATGCCAGTGTATTGTCCATACGGGACGCGTCGAGGTACTGTTACCAAAGCATTTGACTCAACTATCATTCCTAAAACCATCAACTACAAAGAGGTGGATGAGAATTGGCTGGGCTGGTACATACGAGAAGGTGTGTGTTCAGCGAACAAGGAAGGTAAGTTTGACATCGTTGTCGTGGTGGAAGATGCTATCTCTGCTGTCAAGGCTAGTCGTTATGTCCCGAGTGTAGCGTTGTACGGAACCAATCTTAATCCTGACGCTATAGATGAGCTACGCTCGAACGGCCACAAAACATACCTCGCTTTCGACAAGGATGCTACTGCCAAGGCATATCACTATGTAAAAGAATACGGTCTCTTAGGGAACTTTAGGCTACTTCCATTGTCTAAAGACCTTAAGGATATGGATGACCATGAACTAACCGTGTGGTCGCAAAGATTAAACAGGGGTTAAAACTATAAGTGAACGACTTTGAGAGTCCGTTCATAATTGAACGGAACCCATTCGTCGATGTGTACATGGAAGCTCTAGAAGCTCTGGCTGCATGCGGAGTTATTATAGGGTTCAGACAACGTATACCTATCTTCAAGCTGTATACTGAGTTACAAAAGAGACAGCAAACCGACGATGTAGTGTACGCACTCGGACGATTGGATTTGATACGGGTACTCATGGCTCGTGGATTAGAGCCTGAGCATAAGAATAATACATATACCTGACTCAATGGTTTACATTGGAACAAAAGATATTAGCTACTGCACTAAACAGTGTTCGAGATTACAACTACTTAACAGAGGTAATTGATACAGCCAACATATCCCTTCACGGACAGCAACTACTCAAGCTGGTAGGAGAGTACTACGCTACTGATCCTGATGCTGTAGCAGTTGATCGAGAGCTACTGATACAAAGTCTTGACAGGAAACTGTCGAGTCCTAAGGTAGCTGCCATGATTGCTAGTGTAATCAGAGCACTTCCGAAAGATGTTTCGAGTGCTAATGTAGTAAAGGAAGTACGGGAGTACAAGCTACGTGTTATCGGAGAAAGGCTTGCAACAGCTCTTACCAGTAATAGTACTGGTGATCTGGCTGGTTTGTTGGAGAATTATCAAAACCTTCTGGCCTCGAAAGAAGATCAAGATAAACCAATAGGAGAGGAAGAGTACACTGGGACCAAGCTGGCTGACTTAGCAAAACAAAGCTTCGATCCCAAAGAGTTGATTCAGATATGGCCGAAAGAACTAAACGATCAGATCGATGGTGGTGCCCGAAGGGGACATCACGTATTGATCTTCGCACCGACGGAGATGGGCAAAACTTTGTTTGCTATCAATGCGGTGGCCGGATTTCTGGCGCAGAACTTGAAGGTGCTTTATATCGGGAACGAGGACCCGGCACCGGATATTATCATGAGGCTTGCTACCAACCTTTTGGGGAGGACGAAGCACGATGTTCTGGTTGATCCTTGTGCTGCTGATACTGGTCTTAGTAAGCTACGCTGGGACCGTTTCACTCTGGCCTCGATGGCACCCGGTACGTTTAGTCGTATCAATCGTCTATGCACCAGCGGTGCTTATGATGTTGTTGTTATTGACCAATTGCGTAACGTAGATGTCAAGTCAGGAAATAGGACTGAGGGTCTGGAACGTGCCGCTACGGAAGCTAGGAACCTCGCTCGTAAGGCGAACGTCCTCGTTGTCTCCGTTACGCAGGCTGCTGATAGTGCTTCAGGTAAGCTCGTGCTTACTCGCGGAGATGTTGACTCTAGTAATGTTGGCATACCAGGTCAGTGTGATTTGATGATCGGGCTTGGTGCCACTGCTCAGATGGAAGAGATGAATCAAAGAATGATTAGCTTGCCTAAGAACAAGCTGTCGGGCAATCATTCTCCAATTCCAATTCGTATTGACCCGACTACAAGCAAGGTGTTGTAATCATGGCTAAGAAGAAGGTTGCTAAGTGAAGCGATATCTATTATTTGGTGGCGATCATTACTATCCAGAAGGCGGTATATATGATTACGTTGGAGAGTTCGACACCTTGGAAGAGGCGCTAGCTGTCGGAATGGCTGCACATCCGCCCGAGCATTATTGCTGGAAACCAGATAATGTTAAGTGGTGTGGAAAAACGGCGTACGATTGGTATCATGTAGTAGATTCAACTACCACGACTAAGATAGCAGGAGTGTAGTATGCCCACCATTAAGGCTGGTACGATCAAAAGGATTCACATCAATGGAGCGCTCCTTAGACGAAAGCTTAAGGCTTCCAAACCTATCAGTGTTCGAGCTGGCGGCAAGGTACGCCGCGCTTCGGACGTCCTTGTACGAGGCTTTAGCCGGCTCGTGTATCGACCGCACAAACCACTCTCAAGTGGGGCTATATTATGGATTGAGACCACGGGGGACGTATGGTATTGCTAAGTAGCATTACTTACGAACAAGCCCGGAAGATACTGGACTCGTGGTCTAACCGTCTGAATGGTTGTTACGATACAGACGAGTACGCAGCCGTTGCTCGACAAATAGAAAAAGAATTAGACGACCTTGCAAAACTCCTTAGACCAGCAACAGACGAACGATAACTATGGACGACTTCCTTCTTTTGTTAGCGATCCTTGTCCTGACATATATCGTTATGGGAACTACGTCGTCCTTGATTTTGAAACTACTAATGTGGACTTCGGCAATCCTCTGGTTGATACTAATCGTATTGTCACGGCACATTGGTTCGTAAACGGAAAGGAGTGGAAGAGTTGGACAGAGCATGGTTATGACACTCTTGTTGCTGACCTTGATAAGTGTGACTTTGTTGTTTGTCACCACGCTAAGTTCGAATTTGGTTGGCTCCGACGTCTGGGTTACACGACTCCAAAACTTATCTATGACACTTTGCTTGCTGAGTATTGTATTGCTGGAAACCGACGCTGGCCTCTTGATCTTGAGTCAGTAAGTACTAAGTATACAGGTACCGGTAAGGAATCTAATGTTAAGAAACTTCTTGACGAAGGCGTGTGCCCAAGCACTATTCCTCTTGTCGACTTGGACAATTACTGCAAGGTTGACGTTGAGAGAACTGAAGAGACGTTCCACGCCCAGCTTCGAGTCGCTGACGACCTTGGACTGCTGCCTAGTATTTATACTAGGTGCTTGCTGGTTCCTGTGCTTGTTGTGCTGGAGTCTAATGGTGTTTGTCTTGATCGTAAGGTAGTACGTAAGACATACGAGGAGTATAATGGAAAGCTCAAACAACTTGTACAACAGCTCAACGCCCTCACTGGAGGGATCAACCTCAACAGTCCCAAGCAGTTGGCAGGGTATCTATACGATACACTCGGATTTGCTGAGCTTACTAAACAAGGTGGAACACCAGATAGAACAGACGCCGGAGGACGCCGTACGGATGCAGATACTGTTGCGCGACTTAAGGCAGTGTCTAAGCCACAGCAGGAATTTGTCCGACTCTTTGAAGACTATGGTTCCCTAAAGGTAAATACTAAAGCACTGGAGAAGATGTGGCAGTGCTGTCTTGATACACCTGAAGATAAGGTACCAATACTATATGCGCGATACAACCAGTCAGTTACTCAAACACATAGACTCTCTAGTTCTGGCGCTAAGTACAAACTCCAGTTCCACAACTTTAATCGTGCCTTCAAAGGGCTGTTCTGTGCAAGAACTGAACTTTGGCTGGTCGGTGAGGGCGATGGTGCGCAACTTGAGTTCCGTGTTGCGGTACATCTCGGACGGGATGTACAAGGAGGAAAGGACATCCGCGATCCCACATTTGATGCACACTATCAGACGGCAACGATTCTGCTTAGAAAGGACCGGTCTCAAGTCACTAAGGGGGAACGCCAAGATGCTAAGCCTCTTACGTTTAAGCCTACATATGGCGGACAAAGTGGAACAAAAGCTCAGAGAGAGTATTTTAAATTCTTCCAGAGACGCTACAACGGCCTATACGCGACTCAAACAGGCTGGACTTACACAGTCGCACAGCATAAAGAGCTTGTTACAGAAACAGGGTTGAGATTCTATTGGCCGGATACAAAGGTACAAGCAGATGGTTACATCACGAATAAAACTGCGATCTTTAATTACCCTGTACAGTCGCTTGCTACTGCTGACATTATACCTATCGGTCTTGTGTGCTGTTACTATCGCATGCTTGATCTGGGGCTGCATTCTTTTCTTGTAAACACTATTCATGATTCGATCATTGGAGAAATACATCCGGATGAGGAGTCCATCTTCCGACGGTTGGTGGAGTTGTCTCTTACTAGAGATACTTTTAGCTATCTGTGGAAGTGCTACGGCATACGGTTTACTGTGCCTCTTGGCTGCGAATCTAAAGTAGGGACTCATTGGGGTACTGGCAAAGAAGAAAAATTTGATCTCGATCCACTCGAATATCCGGAAATATTCGAGCCTAGTTAAAGACTAGGGGAACTTTTTCCGGAATTGTTTGTCTAAGGTAAGTACAAAATAATAAGAGCGGTCATCAAGCCGCCATTTTCATAAGGTAAATCAATGTCTCAATACAGCGGCGTCGTCCGCAAAATCTTTCCCAAGTCCTCTTGGGGTACACAATCCTTTGTGATTGATTCCGTTGATAAGACGTACTTCAATCTTGGCAAGGTGCCTCCCATCTTTACTGAAGGTCAGTCCATCTCTTTTGATGGTCGAGAGGGCAAGCGTGCCGGTAATGTGGACGTTGATGTTAATAGCATCGTGATTAACACGGATGTTGTTGTAAAGTCTGAGGATTATAGTATGGCTAAGCAGGGTGCTAAGCGTACCGGTGAATACGTTGACAAGGATGTGTACTGGAAGAATCGGGAAGAGAACGACAAGGTTACCCAGAAGCGTATCGAGATTCAGGCTGCTCGCAATGCAGCTATCGCGGTACTTGGCCCTGCTCGTGACGCTCTTGAAGACGAGGCTTACATGACCAGTCTGGATCAGCTTACTGATAAATTCCTTGCAGACAACGAGAAGCGCCTTGCCTAATAGTAGCACGAACGATGCTAGCCGTGCTACGGCGCTAACGGATGGGGCGGCGCTACCGCCCTTTCCATTCAAGCCAGTACTACTGGTAGATGGGGACATCGTAGCCTACCGATGTGCAGCAGCATGCGAAAAGATGTATTATGCTTGTGATATGTCTGGTACTATTAGCTATCACGACAACTATCGAGACGCTAAAAAACGGTACGATAATGTTTTGACTGATCCAGAGATTGAGTGGATCTGGTCTCGCAAAGAGTTGCAGCCTGTAGAGAATGCGCTCAATAATACGAATACTACAATGTCTGCTATTGCTAAGCGTTTCGATAGCGCTGCTGTTCAGACATACATAAGTGGCGAAAGGAACTTCCGTGACACGGTCTGGCAAACAAAGAAGTACAAAGGCAACCGTGACCAACCTAAGCCAAAACATCTTGAAGCGGTTCGGCAATATCTCGTTAGTCGGTGGGATGCTGTGGTGTCCCAAAACCAAGAAGCTGATGACGATATCGGAATTGCGTCAGACACTGGGACTGTAGTCGTATCGACAGATAAAGACCTAGACCAGATTCCGGGCTGGCATTACAACTGGGTGTCAGGCGAAGTGTACTACGTCAAGCCAGAGGATGCAGAAACATTCTTCTGGGAACAGGTAATCTCTGGCGATCCTACGGATAATATTCCTGGATTGCCTGGGTATGGTCCTGTCAAAGCCCGGCAATACGTCGAGGCTGTGAATAACGGTTTGTATGCTGATGCGGTGTACGAACTGTATAGGAAAGAAGGTTTCGATTACGGATATTTCCATGAGCAGCGTACTCTGCTCTATATACTGAGGAGTCCACGATGATCTGGTTCGCAGGTGCTGTACTTCTATTCGGAGTATTCAGCGCAGTAGTGGGAGGCTGGACTAGATCACATCTGTGGTTAGCTACGTCCCTCCTATGTATTTTCTTTACGCTATCTCTACTGATTAATGATGTAGTTGTGATGGGCAAAGTCCTTAACTGGTTGATCGGTGTTGTCGGTACTCAGAGGGGTATGACTGTATGATGGATACGTATATTTTAACCGGTAGTGGCAAACGGTTTTATCCAAGCAAGCCCGAGTTCGACATCACTGATATCGCATCAGCTTTATCCAAGCAGTGCCGGTTCGGAGGCCATACCACGCGCTTCTATTCTGTTGCTGAGCATTCCGTTCTAGTGCGAAACATCATGGTCTACTTCGACCTTGGCAATCCTTTTGAAGGGTTGATGCACGATGCTCACGAAGCGTACGTCAGTGATATGGTCTCCCCTTGGAAGGCTATATTACCTGATTACAGGGCACTTGAGGCCTCGGTGATGGTGCCACTAAGGGTCTGGCAAGACCTTCCAGAAGAGACTACAGACGGTTGTAAGACGGCTGATTGGATTGCTCTGATCCTTGAGGCACGTAAGTTGACTGCGACATTAGGAAAGGACCTTTGGCTACCGGAACGTTTCAGTAAAGACATCGTGTCCAAGGCTAGAGAGTATGAGGACAAGCTTCGATACAAGCTTGGATGGTCGCCCAACGAGGCGTATAACAGATTCTTGGAGACATACTACAATGCCAAAGAAGTCGTATCGCTCTAAGCTAGAAGAACTTACAGCTAAGCTATTAACAGATGCCGGATACAAATTCAAATATGAACACACTAAGCTCAGGTTTAAAGTACCAGTACGACAAGGAAGATGTGAGAGTTGTGGAGCTAAAGGTAAGTTCATCGTTAAGTGGCGAACCTATCTTGCTGATTTTCTCGTCGGCCCCAAGCTTATACTTGAGTCAAAAGGCATACTCGGAGCTTCTGAACGAGCCAAATTCTTGGCTATTAAAGCTTCTAATCCGGAGTGGACTGTCGCCTTCGTCTTTGGAGCAGACAACAAACTCAACAAACGAAAAGAAAAGCGATACAGTGATTGGTGTAGAGAACATGACTTCGAGTATGGAATCAAACAATTACCAGCCTGTTTACTCAGCGACGGACCGACCTCAGAATCTTGAGACTGTTATCTTTTACTGGCCTAACGCATTAGCCGCATTGGCGGAACTTAACCGACAAGGTAACATCCAGCACTACGGTAATGCAGACAAGATCAGATGGAAGTGGAAAGTGAGCCCTAACCATGCCGGTAAACTTCTTAACCACCTCGTGGATTCGGGTACTGTGGACACGGACGGGATTCGCCACTCAACTAAAGTTGCTTGGCGGGCTCTGGCTCTCTTGGAGAATGAACTTATAGCCGCCGGTGCTACGCCCGGTCGGTACAGGATTGATGACGAATGAAGCTAACTGACGCAGAACTGGGTCACATCCGGTTCTTGACTGAGGAACTGTTGTTCCGACTACGAGATGACGAAGCATTTGTTATCTCTGACCTAGAAGATACTATCAAGATCGTAGCCGAAATAGTCGGTGTCGATCCTAACATTGAGAAGGAAGATACTGATACGTA